CAGGTAAGAGAACTGGAGGAAGATTTTGAAGTAGATGGGTTGACTGCGTGTGCACCGCTGAATTTTGGAGTTGCGGCAGAGGATTGTAATTGCAGATGCGTTTTACTTACAAAACCCCGATGGGATTTAGACGGCGCATTTACTAAGCGGAATAATGAAACCGGCGAGCTGATGCATTTTGATAATGTAAAAGATTACTATGATTTTAAACAAAAGTACTGGGATTATATTGACAAATCAGGTGGAAGTGGTATAATAAAAGAAGAAACAGTAAATGGCAACATAAAGCTTGAAATAAATCACGAAAAACAAGCAAGGCATATTAAAGGTGAACCTGAATATAAAGAAGGTAAAAGTTATCTTACTATTTCTGAAAAGGAAACTCAGGAGATTATAAATCATAAAAGCGGAACCGGAAAACTGATTTACGATAGAAAAGGAAATTGGAAAAACAAAGAATTAATTGACTGTGAAAAAGAAATTGGTGTAGACGTTGACATTAATACCGGAATTGAAACCCCAACAGATAAAGCAACGATTCATTATTCAAAAACCGGAACACATTTAGTTCCGAGAAAGGAGGAAAGTCATGATTGATTTGCGAAATTATTTGTTTAAAGATGTAGTATTAATTGATATTGATAATAAGCGGTGGGAAGGTCGTGTTTTTTCCTTTCATGATGCCGAGGATAATGATGATAATGAATACTCTATTACATTAGAAGTTCCTGATAATAATTTAATAGAATTTACAAAGTCAGAAATAATATCTATAAAAATTGTATAACATAAACCGCCCGAATAAGGCGGTTTTCTTATGCGTAAAAAGAGGTGATAAAATGAAATGCCCGTATAATAGAAAGTCTGAAACTCAATTGCAAAACTGGAATCAGAATCCAGATGACAATCAGAATTTTACAGATGGCAAAACAGTAACGCAGACAGTTTTTGAACTTATGGACTGCGGAAAGGAAAATTGCGGAGCATGGCATGACGGAAAGTGCTGCTATGCGGCTGTTAGTTTATGTAATGAATAAAAATAAATAGTTTACAAGCATCTCGAAAGAGGTGCTTTTTTAATGCCCAAAATTTAAGAAAGAGGTCAACTTTATGAAAAAATTATTTATTTCACAGCCAATGCGAGGAAAAACAGACGAAGAAATTCTCCGAGAGCGAAACGAAGCGATTACAATTGCTAAGGATATCATGAAAGATGATATTGAAGTTATTGATTCATTTTTTCAAAACGCTCCTGCTGAAACTAAGCCTTTATGGTTTCTCGGTAAGTCGATTGAACTTCTTTCATCTGCTGATGTGGTTTACTTCTGCAAAGGCTGGAATGATGCAAGAGGATGCAGAATTGAGCACGAATGTGCTAAAGAATATGGCATTGATATAATTGAATAGTTGATTAAGCACTTCACCGAGGTGCTTTTTATATGTCCCGTGCGGTCACGCACTGTCCTAAGCATGACATAAAACTGCTTAGAAAGGAGATTTAAATGGAATTTTTAAAAGCAATTCTGGGTGATGAACTGTACTCTCAATTTGAATCTAAAATCAATGAGTATAACGGTTCAGAAGCAAACAAGGACAAACAGGTGAAAATCGGAAATATCAGTACCGGAGAATATGTAAATAAAAGCGATTACGATGCTTTAAATGAAACTCTCAAAGGTAAGGAAACTGAACTTGCCACAGCTAATACGCTTATTGCAGATTTGAAAAAAGCAACAAACGGCAATGAGGATTTACAAGCTAAAATTTCCGGATATGAAACCGATATTATCAATCTACAGGAGCAGCTTGAAGAAACCAGACTCAAATCCGCTGTTAAAGTCGCGTTGCTTTCCGCAAAAGCTGCCGATGTGGATTATCTTACATTCAAGCTGAATGAAAAAGGCGAAAAACTAGAACTTGATGAAAACGGTAATATCAAAGGCTGGGAGGATAAGCTTTCCGGACTGAAAACACAGTTCCCGAATATGTTTGAATCTGGTGAAAATAAAGGCGGCTTTAAGGTTTTGGGAGACAACAGACTTCCCGGCGGCGGGGAAGAAAATACATTAACTAAGGATGAAATTCTGAAGAAACCCTATGCGGAAAGGGCAGCTTTATATGCTGAAAATCCTGATGCATATAATGAAGCCATGAAAAATTAAGAAAGGCAGGTAATTTATTATGTCAGTAACTAAATTAAATGACATTATTAATCCACAAGTAATGGGAGATATGATTGAAGCAAAAACGGTAGCTCTATGTAAGCTTACTCCTTATGCAAAGGTTGATACTACATTACAGGGCACAGCCGGTGATACAAAGACAGTACCATCATGGAATTATGTAGGTGATGCTGAGGACTTTGACCCTGAGCAGGGGAACGAAATGCAGACTGCAAAGCTAACAGCTTCAAGCACAACATTCACAATCAAATGTGCCGGTAAGTCGATTTCGATTTATCAGACAGCTATTAACAGCGGTTTGGGAAATCCGATCGGTCAGGCTGAAACACAGCTTTCAAAATCCATAGCCGGTAAGGTTGACAATGACGTACTTGATGCAGCATACACAGGTACTAATATTTATGCGGCTTCAACACTTGCGGCGGTTTCCTATGATGGAATTGTCGATGCAAACGCAAAGTTTGAAGATGAAGAGGACGGAATTGAAAAGGTTATGTTTATCAATCCGGCACAAGAAGCAACACTTCTCAAAGACGATGATTTCCTGTCGGCTGATAAATTCACAAGCGGTGTTGCTGTAAACGGTGCGATCGGTAAGATAGCAGGCTGTTGGATTAAGAAGTCCAAAAAGGTAAAGCTTATTCAGTACGAAAAGGCAGAAGATGGTACGATTACCATTGTTGCAGAGAACGGCACAGAATCCTCTACAGCTAAGAAACTTTCAACAGTTCAGCCGTATTGCCAGGCAAAGCTTGGGGTGGGTGATAAAGTAAATTCCGTTGCAGCAGCTTCACAGTATTATCTTTGTCCGATTATCAAGTTACAGCCGGATAATCCGGAAACTGAGTATACAGAAGACGAGCTTCCGGCACTGACAATCTTCCTGAAAAAGGACACTCAGGTTGATCATGAATGGTTCCCGAAAGCACAGCGTCATGACATTACAGCCGCAAAATATTATGGAGTAGCATTAACAAATGACGCTAAAATTGTACTTGCAAAGTTTAAGAAATAAGGTGATTTTTTATGATTATCTCAGCTGCTGATTTAAAGCAGTACATAGAGACAGAAGAATCCGATCCGGTGCTTGAAGTAAAGCTTCAGGCACTGGAATCATTAATTCGTAAATACACAAATAATAACTTTCAGTTGCGTTCTATACGCTCTCAGTCTGCGGTACTGGATAATCAAATATTAACTCCTCCGCAGTATCTTAAAATTGGGGATACCATTCAGATTTCCGACAGTTTGCTGAATAACGGAGTATATACAGTCAAAGAAATTTCCGACACAGGAATAATTACTGACAGTGATCTGATTGATTGTCAGAAGAATCTAATAACAAAAGTAGAGTATCCGCCCGATGTTATAATGGGTGCGGTGAATATGCTGAAATGGGACTTGCAGAATCGTGACAAGGTGGGGATTCAGTCAGAAACAATATCAAGGCATTCAGTGACATATTTTAATATGGACAGTGATAATTCGGTAATGGGCTACCCTAAATCCTTATTGGGTTTCTTGAAACCGTATATAAAGGCGAGGTTTTAGCATGAAAGGGATAGGCGGTAATATTAAAGCAGATTTTCAGGTTTTCAAATCAACAACAAATGAAATCGGCGAAGCTGTAAAAGCGTGGAAAACAATTCAAAGCATAATCGGCTTTCTTGACATGTCAGGAGGAGATTCTAAATACAATACCTACAATGCTAAAATACAGGAATCAACCCATGTTTTTATTTGTGATTATGTAAGTCTTGACAAGAGTATTTCTGCTGAAAAAAGCAGAGTTGTTATTAACGGCAAAATATACGATATTATGATTATTGACAATCCCATGGAGCTGAATGAACAGTTGGAAATCTATCTGAAATTTACGGGAGGTCAGTGATGAGCGTTGAATTAAAAGACGATTCCATTAAGGTTAAAGCCGCTTTGAATGATGCCACTGTAAAATTTCTATATGAGGCTGCGCAAGTAATACAATCTCAAGTTAAGCAAAACACTACGGTTGATACAGGGCAATTAAAGGCATCATGGAACTTTACTGTCGATGAATCCAAAGGAGAAGCCACAATTGGTTCTCCGGTTGAAAATGCAATATGGGAAGAATTTGGTACTGGTGAATACGCATTACACGGTGATGGCAGAAAAGGAGGCTGGGTATATGTTGATGAAAAAGGAGGGCACTTTACACGAGGTAAAAAACCCCGAAGAATGTTATATAATGCTTTTGAGACAAAACGTTCCGCCATAGTCAAAGAGGCAGAACGGATTATAAAATCGGAGATGGGAAAATGACGGTAAACGGACTTAAATTTATAGCCGACAAACTTAATGCCGCTGGAATCCCATATTGTTTTGAAGAATGGACAAAGGATATTCAGTATCCTTATTTTGTCGGTTCATATACTGAATCTGAGCCTATCAATGAGGACGGGGAAAGTAATAGTACATTTCTTCTTACAGGAACAACACGGGATTCATGGCTGAGTCTTGAGCAAGTAAAAGCTGAAATAAAAAATATTTTTCCGGAAGACGGATTAACGGCGATACTCGAAGATAAAACGGGTATTGCCGTTTTCTATACCTCGTCAATGCCTGTTCCTACAGGAGTTGACGAACTCAAACGAATACAAATAAATTTAAAAGTAAAAGAATGGAGAGTGAAATAACATGGCAGGAATTAATGATGAAGTACTGCATTCAGGCATATCTAAAAATACACCGGGGAATATAATGTTTGGTGCCGGAACATTCCACAAGGGATTAAAATACGGCGAGCATTATGCACCGACAACTGATACGTATAAACACCCCGACAAAACCTATTACACTATATCAGGCGGTTCAAGCGGAGGAGTATCGTACACTGAAACTACTGACGAATCATTTATACAAAATAAAACATATTTTGAAAAATATACAGGCTGGAATCTGATAAGTACGGTAATAGGCGCAACAAGCGGCGGCACAAAGCTTTCCATTATACCGGAATTCAGCGATGTTGAAGTAGACGGAGCAACGGTAAAAGTCAAAGGTCTCGCAGTAAAAACGGGTGAGACTGCTAAGGTTGAAGCCAATATTATTGAAGTAACGCCGGAAATACTGAAAATGATGGTTGTTGGCGCATTGAATACAGGGGGAGAGATATCTTCAAGATATACCGAGATAATTTCCAATCAAAAAATAAGCGAAGGCGATTACATAGAAAACCTTGGCTTTGTTGGAAAAACCCTTGACGGAAGAGATATTGTGGTTATATTTGAATACGCTCTCTGCACCAGCGGACTTGAAATTGAAGGTAAAAACAAAGAAGCTACAGTTATTAAGGCAACGTTTGAATGCTATGCGGATTTGACTAATAATCCTGTTACGTTGCCATATCATATTTATTATCCAAAAACGATATAAATTGACAAAATAATACATTCGTGATATAATAAAAAAGTCCTGAGTAAATCAGGACTTAAAAAGTGAATTGGGTTTCTGCATAAAACGGTAGGCGGTTTAAATCTTCCCTCGGAAACGGGGGTGAGTTACAATGGATTTAATGGAGTTACTTACATTTTGTTTAGTAATTATTAACATAATTTCTTTATGTAACAATATAAAAAAGAAATAGCCGCCCCACGCCAATAAGGTAGCTATTTCATTAGTTGTCAGTTTGGAGGGATAAACCGCTTATCGCAGTCACCCTTTTCACTTTTATTATACCACAATTTCATAAAAAGTCAAGCGTTCTTTTTAGGACGCTTTTTTCATACTCAAAATTAAAAAGTGAGGTAAATAAAATGTCAGAAAAGAAATTTGAACTTAGAAAACTTTGTGCAAAAGATATATTTGTAATGGTTAAAATTATTTCAAAAATCGGTATATCAGAATTTAAGAATTGTTTTAATACTCCATCTGTAAAAGGGAAGATAAGAGGCAACGCTGATTTTTCAGTGATAGGACTTGAAGTAATTATTGAAATGGTCGGAACAGTTTTAGAAAATCTTCCGAGGTGTGAAACAGATATTTATTCATTCCTTGCAGATTTAAGCGGAATGAAGTCCAATGAAATATCTGAGTTGGGAATGAGTGAATTCGCAGAACTGATTGAAGCGGTTTTAACAAAGGAAGAATTTAAGGATTTTTTTACGGTTGTATCAAAATACTTGGTCAAGGAGGAGAAGCGGGAGTAAATTTCTTTGATATGATTTTCTCAAGATATTCATCTCCGTTTGACTTGCTTGACGGATATATACAAACTGGTCAGTTTACGAGTTTTATATCACAGTTTATAGATATACATGAAGAAGAAAAGGTATGGGAGATATGGCTTAACAAGGCTACAGGCAAAACATGGGGAGAATTCAGAGACTTAGTAATACCGCCGGAAATTGAAACGCCGGATATTTCTGAAATGCTTGCAGAATCAAGCCGCACTTTAGCAAATTTCAATCCTTATGAGGAGGTGGAACATGGAAATATTTAAACTATTTGGTAAAATCGCTGTTGATAATTCCGAAGCTAACAGGGCGATTGATGAAACTGTTGGGAACGTAGGAAACGCTGAACCAAGAATGTCCAAAGCCCTAAAGAAAATAGGAGCGGCGGTTGTTGCCGCATTTGCTGTTGACAAAATAAAGGATTTTGGCAAGGCGTGTATAAGCGCAGGAATGGACTTTGATTCACAGATGTCAACTGTTGCGGCGATATCAGGAGCAACAGGCGAGGAATTTGAAATTCTGAGAGCCAAAGCACAAGAAATGGGTGCTACAACAGCATTTTCCGCTACTGAATCAGCACAAGCTATGGAATATATGGCAATGGCTGGTTGGAAAACCACTGATATAACAAACGGACTTGCCGGAGTAATGAATTTAGCGGCAGCTTCCGGTGAAGATTTGGCTACAACCTCTGATATTGTAACGGACGCTATGACTGCTTTCGGAATGAGTGCAGACCAGAGCACATATTTTGCGGACGTACTGGCGCAGACCGCAACAAATGCAAATACCAATGTAGGCATGATGGGAGAAACATTTAAGTATGTTGCTCCGCTTGCGGGAGCCATGGGATATAACATTGAAGATATGTCAGCGGCAATAGGACTTATGGCGAATGCAGGAATAAAGGGTTCACAGTCTGGTACGTCATTGAGAAATATTATAACAAATCTTGCTTCTCCTACTGATAAGGTAGCCGGAGCTATGGACGATCTTGGTATATCATTAACAGATTCAGACGGAAAAACTAAATCATTCGGAGAAACGCTGTCTGATTTGCGAATAAGCTTTGCAGACCTTGACGAAGTCCAGAAAACCCAGTACGCTTCTGCAATTGCCGGAAAAGAAGGAATGTCGGGACTGTTAGCGTTGATTAATTCAAGCGATGAAGATTTCGATAAGCTTACAGACTCTATAAAGAATTGTACGGGCGCATCTGAGAAAATGGCAGAAATCCGACTGGATAATCTTGAGGGCGATGTTACGCTTTTTAAATCCGCATTGGAAGGCGCACAAATCGCCATTTCAGATAAGCTTACTCCGGTTCTGCGTAATCTTGTGAAGAAGGCTACAGATTGGCTGCCAACAGTGCAGGATAAGCTTTTATCTGCTATTGATGTTGTTATGGATATTGGAAAATATCTTGTCGATGAATTTTCTCCTCTTTTCAAAGATATTGTTGAAGTTGTAGGTGAACTTATACCCCCTATTATGGAAATAGGAAGAACAGCTTTACCCGTGGTTGTTAACCTGGTAAAAAAGCTTGCTCCGATACTTGTAGATGTTTTAAAAGTACTTACTCCAATTTTAAACATCATACCTTCGATAATAAAAGCACTGTCGCCGTTAATTGATATTATAGCTACAGTTGCTAAAGGCGTGGGTATAGCGACAGCAGGGTTTGTTGCCTTTTTTGAACAAGGATTGGGGCTTATTCCTGGAATGGTGGAAAAAACTGTCGCTGAGTATTCTAAGCTTGATGAAGCAGAACAAGAACTTGTAGATAGCATTAGTGAATTAACTAAGGAATATGAAGCGTTTAAGGAATCTAAAGAAAAAGCTATAGCTGATACAAGTAATGAATTTGACTATTATCAGCGGCTTTCAGATGAATTGCAGACCCTGGCCGATAAAAACGGAAAGGTTCAAGAAGGTTATGAAAACAGAGCTTCTTTTATTGTTGATATTCTAAACGATGCTTTGGGAACTGAAATCGAAATGACAGATGGTGTTATAAAAAACTATGATGAGCTTGTAGATTCTATTGATGAAGTTATCGAAAAGAAAAAAGCGGAGGTCATGTTAAGTGCTAATGAGACCGCTTATGCAGAAGCTGTTGAAAAAGTCGGCGACGCCCAAAAACTTTATTTTGAACAAGCAGAAAATGTGAGAAAAACCAAAAGCGAAATGATACCGGTACAATCAGCCCTTAATCACCTTGAGCATATGTCTGCTGATGAGATTCAGAGGGCATATGAAGCATATGCAGAGGAAAATAATATTTCAGCAACGTACGGTGACATAAAAGCAGAGCTAACTAATAAGCTTGAGGGGCTGAACAATCAGTTAGATACGCATGAAGCGGCGCTTAATGATGCAGAGAATGCTTATTTTGGCTATTGCAGCACAATAGAAAATTATGAAGGACTTGGTGAAGCTATTGCAAACGGCGATATGGCGTCTATCAATGAAGCTCTTGAAAAAATGACAAAAGGGTTTTTAACCGCTGAAACCGCAGATGCAAAATCTCTCGAAAGGCAGACTTCAAATCTTAAAGAAGAAGTTGCCAATATGAAAACAGCACTAAAAAACGGTATGCCGGGTGTTACTCAAGAACAGATAGATCAGCTTGAAAATCTCGTTAATGAATCGGAAAAAGAATGGCAGAAAGCACTTGGTGATGCAACAGATTTTACGGGTAATGTAAGAAATGAATTAAATGTTGATTATTCTGCTGAGGGCAGCAATGCTATGACAACCTGGGGTAATGGAGCTGTATCGGCTGCCGAGGGCGTAATAACAACGCTTTCGGGATTGAGAGATACATTTTCGAGTCTTATGTCCGGTTATTCTGTAAACGTTTCCACTGCTGAAATTGTAGCAAGCACAAAGAAATTAACCGGTCATGCAAAAGGCGGTATAGTAACGCGTGAACATGTTGCACGTGTCGGCGAAGACGGAGCAGAAGCTATAGTCCCACTAGAAAAAAATACCGAATGGATTGACAAGGTTGCTGCAAAGGTTACTGATTCTATGGGCGGAGCACCGTCCAACACAGCGATACTAAACAAGCTAAACGAGCTGATTGAAGTAATCAAGGGACAAAAGGTATACCTTGACAGCGGTGCGCTGGTTGGAGAAATCGCCCCTGCAATGGACGGAGCATTGGGTAATATAAGCAGAATGAAAAGGAGGGGACTGCGTTAATGTATAAGGGAGTAAAATTCGGAGAAATCCATACAAGCAGCTATGGACTGGTACTTTCAAAGAAAACTATTGAAACACCGTCCCCAAAGCTTGAAACAGTTGATATTCCGGGCGCAGACGGCAGTCTTGATATGACGGAATATTTCGGTGATGTAAAATACAACAACAGGAAAATCAAACTTGAATTCAGTACTGAACTTTTAGGAAATGAACTGCTTTCAATGTATTCGGATATTCAGAATGATTTGCATGGCAAACACTTTGACAGTATAGTGTTGGACGATGATTCGGGTTACCGTTATATCGGCAGGATTACATCGATCAGTCTTACGGAAAGCAGAATCAGCAGAATAATAATTGAATGCGACTGCGAGCCGTATAAAGTGAGTATAACCGATAAGGTTATAACGAAAACCTTGAAATCTGTGACTTTCCCTGCCGGATACGGAGACGTGAATAAGGACGGTGTTATTGATGTGATCGATTCGGGTAAATTGAACGGATTAATAGGGGCAAGCGCAATAACTAAAGACCAGATAACGCGTGCCGATATGAATCTTGACGGTATGGTAACGAAGGAAGATTTGATGCTTTTAAACCGATATGTTTCCAGTGACGGGACGCTTTCCATACAGGAATACGCCGACCGTAATTTCGGATTTGAAAGAGAAACCGATTTTCAGATAGATTTCGGAAGAAAAGTTGTAAGGGCAAAATTTTCTGTTTCAGATAATGTGAAAAGATGGGATTTGTACATTGACGGTATTTTATACGGAAAGTATACAAATCTTACCAGTCCGGGTTCTGCTATACCAGTAGTAATAAGCGGTGTTCATGATATAAAAATTTCAACAGAAACGTCGGGAACGGTAAGTATAGCAATACCGCAGGCAAAACTGTAAGGAGGGAATAATGTATATAGTAACAATTGACGGACAATTTTTCTTTGGAACAGGAAAGTACGACCGTCCTGGGTACGAATTAATTAATCCTCAGGTTGACCTTGCGGTAAATGCTGCCGGGACGTTTACGTTTACAATGTATCCTTCACATCCGTGCTATGAATTGACAGATAATACAAAATCAATAGTACAGATAGTGAAAGACGGTGAAGCAGAGCCGCTTTTCCGAGGAAGGGTACTGAGTACGGAATTAGGATTTTACAACGAAAAAAAGGTTATATGTGAAGGAGAATTGGCGTTTCTGTGTGATACGATTCAGCAGAATTACGATTATTCCGAAGGAGAAAGCCGTAAAACAATTCATGAATTACTGTCGTTTTTTATTCAGCGTCACAATGAAAAAGCGGGTATAGATAATATACATTCATTTAAAATAGGGATAGTAAATGTAACAGACGGAGATAATTCCAATACAGACAACCTGATTTCAGCGGCGGACAGTACATTTCTGAATACATATGAATCAATACAGCAGAAGTTGATAGAAAGGTACGGAGGATATCTTTATATAAGGCATGAGGAGGACGGAAATTATATTGATTATTTAAGCAGTCCGTCTGTGACGTGCAGTCAGAAAATAGAATTAGGAGAAAATCTTTTAAGTTTTAAGAAAAATATAGAAGCGGACAGTCTGGTGACAGCGGTAATTCCTCTTGGTAAAGAACGTATGGACGGAGGAGAGGAGGGGAGCGGATCACGTCATAATATAGGCGGTTGGAATGCGTCCCAATCTATTACTGATTCAAAGGATATATTTCAGGTAACGGGAAAAGTAGGCGGAACTACAACATATCTGAATTGCCTGTATTCACAGTCAGCAGTAGAAAAATACGGCTGGATAGAAAAAGTACTGATTTTTGATGATGTTGTGTTGCCGGGTACGTTAGTGAGATACGGAGAATCACATTTAAAATCTATGGGTAAAGCGTTATCAATAGAGCTTACGGCGGCGGATCTATCGGGAGTAAATACGGAAATAGACAGATTTAAAATTGCGCAGTACGTACGTGTAAATTCTAAACCCCATAATTTAGAAAATGCGTTGTATGTTGTATCAAAATTATCGTTAAACTTGACCGATCCGACTGCAAATAAAATTTGTCTGGGTACTGAAACAGCAACTATTACAGGACAGATAAGTAATTCAGTCAGTACAGTTTCAAGCTCCAGTACAGGAGGCGGAGGAGGGAGTTATGATGAATCTGGTTCGGCAAGTGCGGCGCTGAAATCAGCTAAAGAATATACAGATACAAGATGCGCAGATACATTGCAGTCAGCGAAGAATTATTCAGACAGCAAAGCAGCAGATACATTAAATTCATCTGAAAGCTATACGGATATAAAAACGTCTGAAATCTTGAAGTCAGCAAACGATTACACTGACTCCAGATTTACTGATGAAGAAAAAGACAAGCTTGCGGGAATAGCCGAGAATGCAAACAATTATGTACACCCTGAATTTCCCACGTTAAGTTCCGGAATCTATAAAATGCAGGTTAATAACGGTCATGTATCAAGAGCGGTAAAAGCAGAAAAAGCTGATATTCTGGCTTTGGGATTTGAGGATCCTGCCGCAGCATATTTGCCGTTGACCGGAGGAACGATAAGCAATTCAAATTACGGAGAAAGCTTGAAGGTAAACAGAG